GGCCTTCTTCCGCTTCCTTTTCCGTTCATAATGCGTTTACCTTTTCAGTTATAAATTCGTATGCTAGTTTTTCTGCATTTATTTCTGCTTCTTGTACATCTTTTATTACTTTGCAAGATTCTTCATAAAAATGCTCTATGTAAAAATCAGTCATCCAATTAACACATTCTTCTTTATTGCCTATGAAAGATTGGCCATTGTGTAAATACTGCACTTCATAAAATGGTTTAAATCCTGGCGCGTTAGTGTCAATGCCGTTATGTGGCGTGCCTTTATCTATGTAATCCATTTCAAATGCTTTATCTATTATCATTTTTTATTACTCCTTTATGTTTAGGTTATATGCTTTGATTATTTTCTCGCGGTCATCCTTAGAAACGATCTTGAGTATTTTTTCAAGGGTAAGTCTACTTTTCCACCCTTTGTTTTGGTTTAGGCCGTATTTTTGCCTTATGTCTCTTAATAATTGCTCTCTGGTCATTTCTAAAGCCTTGTAACGCCATGTTTGTCTACATAGGCTCTAGTGTAGCCTTCTATGTCTACAAGTCTCCACGCGCCATGTCCGTCCGTTTTAGAGGCATTTTCTGAAATATATACATCGTGGAAACCAGGAATTTCATTGTCTATTATGTGCGCCCTGTATTTTGCGTATGCTTGCTGAAATGTCATAGTCTCGCCTTGTATAGTTGTATTAGTAAATCTAATTGTTTATTGGTTAAATGTCGTAAGTGTTGCGGGATCTTGCGCCTGTCAATCTTCATGGTTAATTACCTCTTTTATTATTCATTACGCTTAGTTGTTGTAAGTTCTCGTTAATTGTCTGTAAGTTTGCTAATGGTATTAATGCACTTACTAACAAAGTGTAATCTTGATCTTCATATAAAGTATTAATCCAATGATCGTTTAAAGTCTTATATTGATCTATTGCTTCCTCTACCTCGTTAATGGTTTTATTTAATAACTTATATTCGTTTTTACTCATCTTTGTTGCTCTCCTTATCTTTAATTATTAAATATGCGCCATGTATGCAATAAGCCATAAACAAAGTTATTAATATTATTGTTATTGTGTTGCTCATTGTGTCACCGCCTTTATAAATTCTTGTTCAGTCATTAAACCATTATCTATAAAATGATTTTCTAAACTTTCTTTTATATCATCGGCATCAGTTCCATTATTTAGAACTGATATTATGATTTCAACGGCTTCACTGTGTGAGCCTGTCCATTCTTTTATTAGTTGTTTAGCGCTCATTGTGTTACCTCCTCTAATTTATAAAAGCCTAAAGAGTTAGAACAATCTGTTTGCCCGTTCTCATCAACAGGATACAGGCTTAAGAACTTCTCTCCTGTTTGGTCATCAGTCCATAAATTAATATCTATGGTTTGGTCTTTGTGTATGCCTTTAACGTTTTTATATTCGCTTTCAGCGTTAAATGTTCCCCATGAATCGTTAGGGTATATATTACTCATTGTGTCACCTCGCTATTGGTATATGAAGCCGTACCGCCTGGATATATAAATATCGCTTCTCTGGTACAGAACTCCGCAGCGCGTAGCTCGTTGACTACTAGCGGAGCATCTTTGTCTTTAAGACTGGCGTATTTCATTGCTTGTCTGTTGCCGTGTTGCGTTAGTTGAACTGCGCCCGCTACTTCACAAATTGTTTTAATGGTTAGTTGTGTCATGTTATCCCCTTGATTAATCTTGATAGTAGTAACCAAGATCAGAGATATAATTTTCCTCTGATCCTGTGCCATGGTTTTTGACTGCTAGCTCTGTGCAATCATCATGTTTAATAAATTCAATGTCATTCCATGTAACATTCTTATTAAAGCATTTGATTACTTGTCTAACTTCGTATCTTGACTGATCGCCGTAACCATATTGAAAAGGTAGTATATAAACTCTGTCATTTTCTACATCTTCTATACGGCTACTAAAATAGCTATTGCCGTTGATTTCGTCAAAATATTCTTTTGTTGTTGCTATGTATTTCATATTACTTCTCCAAAGTATTAGCCTATACGTTATTGCTAGGCTTTCACCCAAAAAGCCCACATAAGCGGGCTTAATTGGGTTGGGGGTTTGGTTTTACATTGTGCGTTGTAACCTATCGCAAACAGCATTAAGCATTTTTAATTCTTCTTGGTTTTCTATTTGTGTAATTGGATCTGCATCTACATTTTGTTGGATCTTCATTGCTTCAAGATCTAGCATATCTAATAAAAATGTTTTTTCTGATTTGGTTAATGTTATCGTTTCCATGTTTATCTTCTCCTTAAATGCTGAGTTATTATAACCCAGTGTCACTATTATATAACTAATTTTACTCAAAATACAACAGTAATCCTCAAATAATTAGTAAATAATGACTAAAAAACCATAATAAAAGGGTTTATAAGGTACAATTAAACGGAATATGACAACAAAAACACCAAAAAAGAGAGGACGCAAGCCAATTGTAATAGATGCTGAAAGAGTTGAGCATTTAGCATCGCAAGGACTTGGTATTATGGACATTTGCCGTAGTTTGGGCGTTGGTTGGGACGTATTTGACAGACACAGAAAAAAGAAAAGTACGGGAATTGCGGACGCTCTTGATCGTGGTAAATCAAAAGGCCTGGCATTTGTCACCTCTAAATTAATGGAAACAATAGAAGACAAGAACTTCAATGCTATCTCTTTCTACCTTCGCAACCGCGCGCCAGAGGATTGGAGCGATCGCCAGGTTGTAGATCATCAGCTCAATCTGGGCGATGTACTGAACAGCGCGCGCGAAAGGATCATAGACCATCAAGCGCACGCGCTACCCAAGCGCACGCAAGCGCCAACAGCGAGCGCTAGCGAGGGCGAGAATGAATAATAACGGGGTTAGATGCGGGCATAGTTTTTTAAAACTCCCTTTTTAACTAATGCAAGCTCTCAAGATATCGCATTTAACCCCCCCTTTGGCGATGTGGCGGTGGTGATATATGTATAACTACTCAACTAAAATTTTTTAATTTTTTTTTAATATGAAATACGGTGTAAAACTAGAAAAGGAATTGATGACCGAACTATGGTCAGGACCAATCAAAGACAACCCAGTAAACTTTGTTAAGTATGTATTCCCATGGGGACAAAAAGACACCCCCCTTGAAGAGTTTAAAGGACCAAGAAAGTGGCAAGAAAAAATTTTGCGAGAAATGGCAATACACATTGAGCGTAACAACGTATTAGATTTACCAGAGATGTTTAGACTTGCTGTAGCCTCAGGTCGTGGTATTGGTAAATCTGCATTAGTCGCATGGATTATTCTATGGATGCTATCAACAAGACTTGGTTCTACCATAATCGTAACTGCTAACACCGAGCAACAGCTTAGATCAAGAACATGGGCGGAGCTAGGTAAGTGGCTAACGCTCGCCATCAACTCACATTGGTTTACCAAAACCGCTACCACGATTAAACCCGCACAATGGTTTGAAGATGCGCTGATTAATGACCTCAAGATAGATACTGGTTATTACTACGCGCAAGCGCAGTTATGGAGCGAGGAAAACCCAGATGCGTTTGCAGGCATCCACTCATCATACGGCGTATGTTTGATTATGGATGAAGCATCGGGTATTCCCGCGCCCATCTACTCCGTCTCCGAAGGGTTCTTCTCCGAACCCACGCGCGACCGCTACTGGTTTACATTCTCCAACCCGCGCCGAAACACTGGGCCATTCTACGATAGCTTTAACTCTAAACAATCCTTTTGGAAGAACGAACAAATAGACTCGCGCACCGTAGAAGGCACAGACCAAAAGCTATTTCAAACAATGATTGAGCAGTACGGCGAAGATTCCACCGTCGCGCGCGTGGAGGTGATGGGCGAATTTCCATCTGCTGATGACGATACGGTAATACCAATGAGCTTGGTGAAAGCTGCTATTGACAGGGATGTATCGCTAACTGCTAACGCACCAATTATATGGGGCTTAGACGTAGCGAGATTCGGCGGTGATAACTCCGCGCTATGTATTAGACAAGGTAACCATGTTATGAGTATTAAATCATTTAAGTCTATGGATTTGATGCAGTTGTGCGGTGTGATTAAAAATATGTACGATGAATGTACCGCCATTGAACGACCACAAGAAATATTGATAGATGTAATCGGACTAGGCGCGGGCGTGGTAGATAGGCTTGCGGAGCAAAACTTGCCAGTGCGCGGAGTCAATGTCGCAGAAGCTCCCGCCACGAAAAAAAATTATTTAAACCTACGCGCGGAATTATGGTTTGCAATTAAAGACTGGTTAACGCAACGTGATTGCAGGTTACCACAGGACGATGAACTGGTTGCAGAACTTGCTGCACCCCTTTATAAATATACGTCTACTGGCAAAATAAAAATAGAAAGCAAAGATGAAATGCGTAAGCGTGGAATTAAATCACCCGACAAAGCAGATGCACTTGCATTGACCATGGCATCCTCCGCTGCAAGTTTTGGTGGAAGCGTTAACTTTTTAGGTTATAATTTCAAGAAACCACTAAAATCTAGGATAATCAGAATAGGGTAATTTATGGCAAAACAATACAAAGAAGAAATGTCCGTAAAGGTGTCAGAAGAAACCAACATGGAAAATCTTGTCGGCGTTATTAAATCCGAAATGGATGACGCTAGTGATTTCATACACCAGGTCGGTGCGGATAGAGCCGAGTCAACAGAATATTATTTAGGTAACGAGCCAGAAGGAACTAGCTCGCTACAGTCAGAGTTTATATCTACTGATGTTAGAGAAAGCATATTGTTTATGTTGCCGTCTATCATGCGTACATTCTTTGGTACTAAGAAAGTCGTGGAGTTTGTGCCTAAAGGTCCAGAGGATATCCAACTTGCCGAACAGCAAACCGATTATATTAATTATATTATCCAACAAAAAAATAATGGTTTCCAAGTTTTATACGATGCGTTCAAAGATGCACTAGTTAGAAAAACTGGTTTTGTTAAAGTCTTTTGGGATGATACAGTCAAAGCTACCACGCACGAATACACAGGTTTAGATCCACAATCCTACCAAGCTCTCATCATAGACAAAGATGTAGAAATTGTAGAAGAGTCTTCTGTTACCGAAAGCATTACTACGCTTGATCCTGTTAGTGGCGAGGAGATCACCCAAGAAATACCAACAAGTTATGATCTTACTATCAGAAGACTTAAACAAAAAAATCAAGTGTGTATTGAAGCGATACCACCAGAAGAGGTATTAATATCAAGACACGCACGCGATCTTGAATCAGCATCTTACGTTGCACACAGAATGATTAAGTCTGTTTCTGATTTGGTTGCAATGGGCTACGACCAAGAGGAAGTAGAACAACATGCTGGCTACGGCGGAAGCGCGGTAGATCCAGAAGCTTTTGAAGAGATAGAAGCAAGAAACCCATTTGACAATATGGTTTACCCAGACAGAAACGATGCTGGCGGGAAAGATGTTTTATACGTAGAGCATTACTTGTTCTATGATTTTGATGGTGACGGTATAGACGAACGCGTTAGAGTTTGTAGTATCGGCAACGGCTTACACGTTGTAAATGTAGAACCTTGGGATGAACTACCAATATGTATGTTCTGTCCTGATCCAGAACCGCACACAGCTATAGGTTCATGTCCAGCTGATTATCTAAAACCTATACAAGCTGCTAAGTCACAAATTATGCGTGACACTTTAGACTCACTAGGTCATTCAATCTTCCCGCGAATGGGTATTGTTGAAGGACAAGTTAATATTGATGATGTATTAAACACCGACATAGGGCAACCTATTAGGATGCGTGCGCCAGGAATGGTACAACCATTTGCCGTGCCGTTTGTGGGTAAAGAAGCGTTCCCAGTATTAGGATATTTAGACGAAGCCAAAGAAAATAGAACTGGCGTATCTAAAGCATCAGCTGGCCTCAACGCAGACGCTCTACAATCTAGCACCTCGCAAGCTGTTTCGGCTACTATGAGTGGCGCACAAGGAAGAGTAGAGCTGATATGCAGACATTTTGCAGAAGGTGGACTCAAAGATATCTTTAAAACGGTTAATAACTTGGTAATCAAGCACCAAAACGCGCAAGATGTGTACAGATTAAACAACAAATTCGTACCAGTAGATCCAAGATACTGGGATAATGACAAGGATATTATTGTAAATGTAGCGATATCTAAGTCATCTGACCAAGAAAAGTTTGCAGTTTTACAAAATGTAGCGCAAAAACAAGAACAAATCATGCAATTGCTAGGACCACAGAATCCATTGGTATCAATGCAACAATACGCTAATACATTAACCAAAATGATAGAAATGGCTGGTTTTAAAGACTCATCATCCTTCATAAATCCAGAAGTTCCGCCTATGCCACCGCAACAACCAGAAGAACAGAAGCCAGATGCAGCTGAAATGCTTGCACAGGCCGAAGCAATGAAGGCACAAGTTAGCGCACAGAAGGCGATGATTGACGCTGAAACAGACAGAATGAAGATTATCATGGACGATGACAGACAAAGAGATATAGAAGAAGCGCAACTCAAAGTCAAAGCTATGGAAATGCAAGCTAAGTACGGCGCACAGATTAATATCGCAGAAATAAACGCAATCATGGAAAGAGACAGAGAAGGAATAAGACAAAATGCAAAAGCTCAAGCTCAAGGATTATTTACAGGCAATGTCCCACCACAAAATATTTGATATTGAAGTGATTGTTGACGATATGGTGTATGTTGGTAAAGAAATTAAAGCAAAAGATAGAAACCACGCTATGCAAATAATGTCTGTAATGTCTGGCGGAGAAGTTACGCAAGATTCTGAAATAATATATTATGAAGAAAGGACGATACACTAATGAAAAAATATTTAAATAAATTTTGGACTTGGTTAGACAACCTAATGAAGCCCGCACCTGTAATTAAAAAAAGAGGCAGACCTAG